TTCAATCTAATATAATTATATAAATGCAATTAGATTTGGAAATAGATTTTGTTGATGTGTATTCCGGAAACCCCCAGAATGCACAAATAATAACAGATAAAAATATTAATGATTTGGATTCTGCAGTTGATTTAATACTAGAAATGTCTGAAAAATCACAAAAAAATTGATAGGTATGTTAAAAATTATCAATAGTTCAAATGAGTTTATTGTTTATAATCCAGGTGTGAAATCCAGAGAAAGTGCGTTAAGAAAAGTCGCTGATGGTAAAATACTTAAACTAAATGACGGATATAGAGCATCAATAATTGTTAATGATTATTCCAAAATTAATTCAGTTTTAAAAAATATTGAAAATAAATTAAGTGATTATGATTTTTCAAAATTATCAATATTAAATACATTTGATAAACCTTGGCCAAATGGATATATGGATTATAATTGTAGAATATCTGACAACGCGAACTCTAACTTAGTAGGCGAACTCCAGGTACATTTTTGTCCTATTAAATTATTTTCTCAAACTGTTGGACATTTATCATATGAAATACTTAGAACCTTAAATGATAGTGATCCTTGTACAGAAAAGGTTAAGTCCGCATTGGAAAAAATTGCAACTGCTGGTTATAACTCCGCTTTGAAATTAAAAGATGATTGTTGTTTTGATAAAATACGTGAATTGCAGAATAAGCAACCAACCCATACTGGCGGAAAAAATACTATTAGGAAAAATAAACCTAAGAAGTGGTCGCTAAAGTACAAACGCAGTATCAACTGCCGCAACCCTCGTGGATTCTCGCAAAAACAATACTGTGCATATGGTCGTAAATAATCATTCAACAAAAATTGAAAAGGTTTTTGTTGAATTCACTTTATGCCAATTCACTTTACACGTTATATATTCGATAACACAAGATGCCAAAAACACAACGCAGACAAAAACTGGAGAGTTTCGCAAATACTTTATTGACAGTCCACATAGACAAAATGAACGAACTAAATCAACGTGTAGGTATAACTCGCGAAAATTCTATAATCGAATGGAATGAAGGTCCAAGTTGTAAATGGTACTTGAGAAAATGTATATTAGACCATAATCCAAAACGTCCATTCACTGAATACAAAGTAAGGCGCGTGTATGCAAGACTCACAAAAAGTATTACCGAACGAACGGTCTACGACGGATGCCGGATTTATCTTCCAAAAGATTATCCGTGTGAAATGAAAAATGATTCGCGTAATGCAACCATAGGTGGGTATTATTTCCAAGGTTACAGCGGTTACAGTCCGAAGAATAGCAATGGAAGGTAAGTGTAATCCGGAAAACGACACATAATCTAGAAGCAAATATCATGAACAAATATTCTAAAAAACGATACAAACAAATCGGTAGTAATTATTTTAATTAAATGTATAAAAATGCCAGAATTCAATATTGAAGAATATTTAGATTCGTTATCTGTCGATGATACAACCATTGATGTATCGTCGAAAAACCTTTTTTATTTGCCCGAATTAACCAGATTCACGAAACTGCAAGTATTATATTGCAATAACAATCGGTTGAAATCGCTACCGCCATTGCCAAATAGTCTGCTGAATTTATATTGCAATGATAATGAACTCGTTTCTTTACCGGAATTACCCGAAAACTTGGAATATTTATTCTGCGAAAGAAACCGTCTGACTTCTCTGCCTTCTTTGCCAAACACATTGCACATTATCCATTGCCGGTGTAATCGATTATCGGAGTTACCGACTCTACCCAAGAATGTAAAGATTTTTTATTGCGGTTGTAATAAACTGACCTCTCTACCTTCTTTGCCGGAAGATATAGAAATATTATCGTGTGACAATAACTATTTGATAGAACTACCTGCTTTGCCAAATAAACTACACAATTTGTCTTGTTTCAATAACCGATTACTCAAAATGCCTGAATTACCCGCAAGTCTATTGATAATCTATTGCCATACAAATCTGTTACTTACATTACCTGCTTTACCGGAGAAACTAAAAACGTTATATTGCGGTTGTAATTTGATAACGCATTTACCTGCTCTTCCGGACAGCATAAAGAACTTATTTTGCGAAAACAATCAATTGACGTCTTTTCCCACTTTGCCTAAAAAACTGATTCATTTAACGTGTAACTATAATGAATTGACTTCTCTACCTGAACTACCGGAAAATATAATGACATTGTATTGCTATAATAATCGACTTATTCATTTGCCGGACCTGCCTGTAAAACTCGAGAAGATATATTTTGAAAATAATCCGGTTTGCGAAAGAATACCTGAAACCTATTTGTGGGTAGTAAAGAAGAATGTAGAGGTATTGAATAGATTTCGCCACTCGTATTATTGCATAAAATATAAAGAGCGATTCAAAGAATGGTTATGGGAGAAAATACGAAAACCGAAAATAATGGAAAAGTATCATCCAGATCGTATTCTCGAGTTGTTGGGAGACGACGACGAAAATGTAACAGAGGAACGCATTGATGAATTGTTAAGCAATTGGTGATATGATTTTTGCATTCTATCTACGAAACACCCTACGGTCGTTTCTCTGGCACTTCGCATTCATCATCCAATTCCTACGTTCGTTCCTCTCTCCGGAATTGTCCCAGATTGCACAGATATTTCGTTTAGGAAGAACCCAACAATTGCCTTTCAACCTCTCAACTAGTTCTCTAAAAGAGGTTTCTAGGAAAGATGGTTGAGAGGATAACTGAATTACAATACGGTCGTTTGGCACAATTACTACTTGTAATTGTACCAAGTATTTACGCTATTTTACTATATCTTCTCAGCAATTAAGTATCCATTTCGAATATTCGATTGCTTCAAAATGCGCCAACTCGAGTCTGCTCTTATTTCTTGTACAATTTTCGAGCATTTATCGACGTTGACATCATCCATCATCAATATTTTGCAGCGATTTTTGAGAAGTTGAAATTCATAATAAGTCGTGAATTCTCCTCCATCCAATAGAATGACATCAAACACCGCAGGAATTTCAGGTCTATCTAAAAACACTTCACATTTTTGCATATTTAATAAATCTACTTCGTGCCAGTGTTTGAACATTGAATTTGATATACATTGAGGAAACACCTCGTAGAAATCAACCGGTTCTTGATTCCAAATGACCTCGTTCAAAATATGTATGCGCGGATTTCCGGCATACAGTCGCGCAGCATCAGCGCATTTATCTGCATTGCATTCGAGACTGTAAAAAATATAGTCGTCGTCTTTTCTTTGTGCAAATCCGTCAGCAAATGCTTTTGTGGACCCTAGACCATTCCAAGTTCCTATTTCTAAGAAATTCCGGTTATTTGGGTCAGTTGCATATCGCCGAATATCGATCGAAAATTCATCATTGCAAATTTGTCCTAAATTATTATTTACGTGATTTTCGTAATTTTGTTTATCATTCTGATCCCACATTGTATAGCATTTTATTATGTTATAAAATTTAAAATACTAACGCGTATCCATTATGCCTAAAAACTCCTACGGCGGATTTTGGGACAATTCCGGAAAGAGGCACGAACGTAGGATTTGTCCCAGATCTATTGTCGGTTCTCCTGCAAATCATTCCAATAGTTTTCCCGCAGGGAATACATACGTTAATACCCAGTGAGAGGTTGAATCGCATAAGGATTCGATTTCAACGCACTCAATACATATGCATTGCTCCTATCCGCCTCCATTCCTCCATACAATTGCTGTTGTCCTCTCACCTCTCCTAATTGAGAAGTACCCGGTGTAGAATACGGCATTGTTGGTGCAGCGGATCTTCGGTTCATAAGGTCACGCTCCATTCCAGCACTCGACCGCACATTCACATCCGATTGTAGCAGAGACATATTGCCCGGTACCATACGTCCGTCAATCGTCGACGATTTAATATCATTATTGCGTTGTCTATATTCTGCATCATATGTTCGGACTTTTTTTGCTAAAGCGGACCCAGCGGCACCGCTATATTCCGTTGTCGTATCCCGGCGGTTTGTATACATATCCATCGGTCGAGTAATCATATATCCAGTACGGTCTTGTCCACTATTGATAAACTTATGTCCATTCGACCTCTCCGTAGTTTCGCGAATGGTAGGCGCCGGTCTATCCCCCGGATTCATCAAATATGAATTCTTCACGGTGCTCTCTGCATTCTGGTAAGGACGTAATGTACCAACCGTATTTTGCTTCTTCGAAGGGCGCAATACATCGAGAAGAGGCGCCACCACCGCACCTAAAGCGCCGCCGACAATTCCGAAATAATCATCCACATTTGCAGTCGAACGGTTGTTTGTATATTTGCGGGCACTCTTCGCACCAAAATCCGTATCATATACATCCGAACGTGATGCGGCATCGACCGGTCCAAGCGGGACTTCTCCCAATTGATTGCGGTGACTCGGCATATATTCGCCTTCAATATAGTGTCCATCGGTATCGTGTCTTCCTGCCGCACCGACATAACTCATTGTTGCGGTTGCACGATTCTCTTCCGCACGGTCGACTGGCATGCCGTGCAATGGCGCGGCGGAACCAGAGGCACCTAAAGTAGCAAAATATCTGGTCTGGTCCAATTCCGTAACGCGGTCGGGGCGATTCTTCTCGACTGGCGCGTGATGTCCGCGATTTTTCACCATGCTTGCGGCGGGTCCTTCGTGCCCTGCCATTGTAAGACCACTCGCTTTCTGTTTATTACTGACACGTAATTGGTCGGCGGTTTTCGGTAACCACAATTCTCGTGCCATCATACCAGAATTAAATCCTAAACTCTGTGATTCGGCATTTCCTCGCCCTAAACCTGGACGGACACGGATTTCTTCGAACGGTTTCACGTTCGATATTTTATTGCTTGGGTTGACTCGGGATTGCTCGAAATCGGTAAAGTTCGGCATACCATATGCCCACTGCATATTTTCACTCGGTGAAAAGAGAGGTGCGCGTTCGGATTTAGATAGATACTGTGAACCGGCGCCTTGCATAGAATCCAATAACCCTTCATTCGAATTCTCGTCGATAATACGGGTGCGTAGTGTACTACCGAAAAACGGCACCATATTGTTATGCTTGTAATATTCCGAGTCGACCTTATCACCAGTCAGAGACGTGTAGACCGGGTTATTTTGTTCGGTGTTGAAATTCGCTAAATCGCGATTCATCTTGGCAACAGAAACGGGGTCGAAATATTTGTCTGTATAAACTTGCGGTGTGTCGTACTTATTCACCGTACTGAGATGACTCGTTAAATCGGTCTCTGCATTGATAATTCCTCGGTCTTCTGGGAAATTGACGTCGGGGACATCGGTATTGGGTAGCATACCTTCATACCCTTCTTCTTTTTTTGAAGATGATGGATTCGTTACTAAATAAAGTGCACCTAATGCTAATGCGGGTATTGCTAATTCCATTTATAATAGTTGCAGTAATATACTATATCTTAGATTACGATGTTTCTATACACAAAACACGATAAGGGGAAATGCCTAGTATTGGGACAATTCCGGAGAGAGGATGGAACGAACGTAGAGAACGTAGGAATTGGATGATAAATGCGAAGTGAAGGAGAAACGACCGTAGGGTGTTTCGTAGATAGAATATCGCTTGATTTCTGCGACGGAAGTTTTTGTTTATTTGCCCAATAGATGGCAAGACGGAAGTACGCAGGTATAATTGTCTTTTGCTAAAATCCTTGTTTGTATGGGGTTGTCGAATGGTTGTATCGCGTGTGCTTGAGGATTAATGAGAGGAGTTTCCCAACGAGTTTGTTCTAAATCGCGGAACATCCATGCGGGGTGACTCGCTCTCGACTCATCGACGTGTACATCACTAGAAGGAAAATGGATTTGATAACCGGTATGCAGACCAGTTTCCTTATACGTTTTCACATCGTGTGAGAGGCGTTTTCCTAAACCACGAAACTCACTTTCTAAATTTGTCGAATCCGACCACATATTCGCCCCCCACTGTTGAAGACGAATCTGAGAATCCTCTAAATAAGGCAATTGAACCCCTGGACCGGGGGTATCCAATGCATATCTACACGCAAATGTACTTTGCTGTAATCCTTTAAATATACGACCTTCGTCATCATGAATTCTGGTAAATGCCATCGCAAATAGACTATATATACATCAACAAGTATTTATCGTCTGGGACATTATGCCTACAATACTCCTTTTCTCCTTCACTTCGCATTTATCATCCAATTCCGGAGAGAGGAACGAACGTAGGAATTGTCCCAATTCAGTAGAGAGGATGTAACGAACGTAGGAATTGGATGATAAATGCGAAGTGAAGGAGAAACGACCATAGATCTGTTTCGTAGGTAGAATGGGACATTATGCCTACAAAATTGATTTATTCGAATTGAATCCGGCAATTCAAAACCATCTTCCTCTCAACATAGTATAATTGAAACCCGAACAGAATAGAACAAATGGCATATGAAATAGAATTGATAAATCTGATTGATAATTGTTTTCACAGAATCACATTTAATATCACTAGAAGAGAAGACATTCTGCCTACGAATTGTCCCAACCCCCTACAATGGAAAATATTTATTACAAAAATAGATTCTACTGCAATTATAGATGGCAATGCGACCGCCTATTGCACGGAATACCAAAATAACCGCATAATACTGCAATATATTGAATACAAGAACGTGCGATATACGACGGATACGAAGCAATTGTATCTGTTTCCAATGTCTTCGTTACACCCTCTCTGTCCTCCTCTCCAAGAAGGGTCTATGTTAATCACGGTTGATACGATTGAGAGGTCGATTGTTGTTCAACCTCTCGACGTTTTACCTTTTATGGATATGAACGGCGCATTTCATTATGAATATGTTGCAATATATAGAGAGGACGAAAACGGAAAATGGTGTCGTTGTAAGAAACCAGTGACGTTATACCAAGTAAACGATGAATACAAAGCTTTATGGGATAAAAAAACGAAGAAAATATACTCGATTCAGAATGCATTTACATTTATCACACCTGCATTCATAAATCAGTAGACTGCAAAATAATATAAACCTCTCTATACGCGAAATATATATTTTTAACGCTATGCCAATTGAATTCAACGTTCTTCCTCCTAAACCGACCCCGAAACTATGTTTGAATATGATTGTGAAGAACGAAGGAAAAATCATACTTCGTCTTCTCGAGTCGGTAGTAAACTTAATTGATTGTTATTGCATTTGTGATACGGGTAGTACAGACGAAACAGTATCGACCATCGAGACCT